CGGTCTGCGCGTTCTCACGTTGCTGCACCTGGAATTGAAGATGTTTAACGCGGTTTTGGAACAACGCCTGGCTCACCTCGTTCATATCCTCCACCGCTTGCGGGTTTTGTTGCAAAATCTGATGGAGCACGCGCAACCGTAGCGCGAAGTTCTCGCCGGTCTGCGACATCCTCGGCTCGACGCCGGCCTTGATCTTCACGAAGTTGAGTTGTTCCTCGTCCACCTCCTGGTAGCCGGCCTCCTCGGGCGTCCGTATCGCCGCCTCGGCGAGATTAGGATCAAAGCGCTCGACGAGGTGTTGCACGAGCGGCGCGGTCTCCACCGTCGCTTCGCGATCCAGGGGCAGGATGACTTCGCCGAACAATTTGCCGACGTTGGCGAGGTACTCGGGGTCGCGGTCACGCATGTCGAACGACAGTTCCAGATCGTACCGCCCCTCGATTTCATCCATGGAGGCGGCGATGGGCTTGCCGTTGCCGCCGACGATGCGCTGGAGCATGTCCTCGTCCCCATATTGCTGGAAGAGCTGGAGCGTCATGACAAACACCGTCGCCGTGGGATCCAGGAAGTCGTCCACGGCGTCCTGCATGAGAAGCTGGAGGATTTCGGGCGGGACCTGGTCCGAGAACGGTATGCCCGTATACCACGCCAGCCGTTTCCATATCCGCAACTCGTGCGACTCGTTGGCTTTGGGGTATTCGGGCCCCTTCGCGTATTCCCAATCTCCGCGGCCGCCGGGCCGCGAGGCCTCGGTCTCGCCCATGGGCGCCAAAATAAGCCGCGTGCGATGGCGGTTGCCGTAGCGCTTGATCGGGGGCACGGTGGACAGTTGCGTGTGATCCTCGAAACTGTCGTTGAGCTGCTTGAGAGAAGCCTGCTCGGTCATGGTAATCTCAGGCACTCCCCTGCTCTCCAACAGGCTGTCGGTCAAGACCTCGCGCGCGTAGACGACGAAGGGGTAGCCCATATGCGCGTAGTCGAGCAGTTCGGCGTCGCGCGCGGTCGTCTCCTCGACGGCGTGGTGAAAGGGCACGAAGTAGATGGCGGGGATGTTGTCCTGGTTCGCCGCGCGGAAATAGCGCGTGATGATTTCGTACTCGTTCTCGTGGTCGTCGCCCTCGGTCTTGCGATCCTGCACCTTGCCAATCATATTGAGTTCGTGCTTCCAATACTCGGGGAAGGCGGAGCTACCCTTGTTCCCGCCCTTACCGTGCTTGCCTTTGATGACCAGTTCGACGAATTCCTCGCTGTACTCTTCACCCACGACGCGCTCGCGCAACTCAGCCTCGGTGAGCCATTCGGTGGTGAAAATTTCCGGGGCGCGCTGGATGTCGGAGATACCCGTCCGAAAATAAATGTTCTCGTAGAGTCTGTAAGCCTCGACGCGCGGCGCGTTGACGCGGAGATATTTTTCCGTGAATTCGGCCTCACCGGTCTCGCGGAGTTGCAACAGGATGTCGAGGTAGGCGGCGGCATCCTTGTTGGGGAGCATCGCCATCAGGAGCGTCATACCGCGATGCTCAAGCTCGGGGTTAATCAGCGAATCCATGAATTCGGCCATCGCCGACTCCGGCAATCTGCCGCCGAAGGCCTGCTGCAACATTTCGGCGATCTGTTGGAGGGTGATCTTGCCCCCGCGCAAGCCGTATTCCTGGTCCCAGAACACCCCCATGACCGCTATGCCCGGCGAATCCCCGAGCATGTAGGAACAAATCTTCTTGATCGCCCGCCGCATCTGCGAGCGCAACTCGTTTTTCATGAGCCACCTGAAAACCGTCTTCATCGCACCCGCGCGCTTGGTGTCACCGCTCTCGATCGCCTTCACGGTAGCCGTGCCCCCCAGGGCGGCCGCCGTGAAAATAGCCGTGTAGATCTTTATGATGGTGTCGCTGAGCCGGATACGTCCATCCGAGGCGCCCTCGAAGGGCTCGGGCTCCTGGTCCATGTAATCCTTGCGCTTGCGCCCGTCCGGGCTTTGCCCCGCCCAGAAACAAAACCGTAGCCTTTCGGCTTCAAGGCGCTGCTGAATACTCCATGTCCCGCTGTCATTGTTGACTTCCTGAACGCTTCGATGCATCGCCTGGATGGCTTTCTTGTCCATCTTGACGATACCGCGGTTCTCGTTGACAACCTCAGTGGTTTCCGTTTCCATTGCATCCTCCATTTCCGTTTCTAAGTATTCCCTCACCGATCCGGATTACGTCCTCGCGTCGGTACATCGAGCGCCCGCGGGGCGTCAACGGGATTTTCTCCAGCGTGCCCGCGATAATCATAGCCTTGATCTGGTAGTCGGTGACGCCGAGATAGTCCCTCACGTCCGCGCGGCGCACCAGGGCTGTGTCGGGCAGGCTCATGTAACCTTGCTGACCTCGTCGCACTCTGGCGCTATATACGGCTGTCTGAGATTATCGGCGGCGTGGGATAACGCCTTGAACATGATATCCCCCTCCGCGCTTTGACCGTACTGCCTGGCGATGCTCTGCAACTGACCAAGCATGATGCACATGCCTGAAATGCAGACTTCATGGAACCGAGCCGCATGCACCGGCTCAAGTCCATCCGGATAAATCGCGTCCATCAATTCTCTGATCTCCACCTCCAGCAACACCTCATGACGATCTATAAGTTGTGGTACGACCATGGTCATTCCATCCTCCATTCACCATATCAAGTCCGGTGTCTCCATCTTCATGGCCGCGAGGTTGCTCTGGATGTAATCCGTCACCTCCGGCTGTTTGGCTCGGCTGATGTTTACCCACACCCAGTGCAGATAGGATGCAGGCACCATCTCCATCGTGTAGCCCTTGTATTTACCGAACGGCATCGTGTCCGTGTCCGTGAGAATGCTCAATAAACCCCCCTTCCTGCGCGTTCAACTTTGCGGTCCTTGCCCTCTGTCAACACCTCCACGTAGTCGGCGTCGCTCATGACTGCATACCTGCAATTATCGACCGGATCTTTACACGCGCCCTTCCGCCCGTCCGCGCCTGTCCACGTCTGCAAAGCAAAAATGGTATTGATGCACTCCTTGGCGACGAAGAATTTCGGCATGTTCAAGAAGCCGGGTTGCGCGTTCTCCCTGTAGTAGAAGGCGTCTTCCAGGATCTTGTTGCCGTCCTTCAGGTCGTCGCCGGGTGTCGCGATGAAATCCATACCGATCTCGTCAAACTCCTCCAGCAACGTCGTCGGCCGATCGTTCTCCAGCTTTGCGCTCGATGCGAAGCGCGAGTCCATGTAACGCTGCTCGATCACCTCGTCGGCGGGGTAATCGCCCCACGCCGCAAGCCAATCCTCGTAGCTCATGTCCGGAGGCTTGGGCTCGCGGGGTTCGTGCCAGCCCTCCAGGCGGGCAATCTCCTCCTTGTACCGCAATAGACCAAAACCAAAGCTTTCCTGCGCCGGGCCGGTCTTGCCGTCCAGACGCTTGCCGTCCGGAAGCGCCCACGGGCCGGGCACGCCCACTTCCTCGATGTAATAATTTCCCGGCCACTCGCGGTAAAGGAAGATCCCTTGTGGAGTAAAGCGAAACCAGGACATGAAGAAATTCCGGGCGGAAGCGGGGTCGATGAACAGATAATTCGTCCCCGCCGCTGGAATCTGCTCGGGCTCGACGATGTGAATCGGGCCAAACTTCGGAAATCTGGCACTTACCGTTTTGTTGGCGATGCCGTACCAACGCTCCTTCACCTTCTCGACGCTGTCGCCGCGAACCTTCGTTGTGACCGCCATGGGGTTACCGTAGGGGTTGTCGGCGGGATTGAAGAAAACGACAGCCTTGTCCGGGTCAAAGCATTTCATGACGCGCGGCGCGCGCTCAAACTCGCGTCCCTCCGGCACCTCGGGCTGGCTCGGTTCCCCCGTGAGCCACTTCTCGCACGCCTCCGGACGCGACGCCGGGCAGGTAGCCGGTCTTTTTTCGCGTTTGGCGTCCACCTGCTCCGCGTACTCCTGCGCGGTGAGCCCGAGCGCGCGAGCCTCATCGGATTCGCCGCCATCCTTGGGCAGAAGAAACGCCGTGTAGTCCTGCACGACCTCCGCCCCATCCTGGAAAACGCGCACCGTGGGCGTGTAACCCTGGACGGGGGTGAAATAGACGATGATGTGACCGTCGCGCGTCGTCGTGCGGAACATCAACGTCTCCAACCAGTCCGGCGGCAGCAATTCGTCGGCGGTGACGATGTTGACCTCCCCGCCCTCGATCGTTGCGATCTGCTGCTCGTAATTTCTGAAGGAAGCCTCCGAGCGGTTCGGCAAAACGTACTTCGCATCGCTGAACCCTGTCTTCTGTTTGAATGCGATGTAGGTCGTCTCGCTGCGAATTTCACGCTCGCGAAGATGGGGCGGCAAATATTTGTAATGCAGGGGTTGAGTGTACTCCACGTTCATGGGGGCGTTCGTATGAAAGGCCCAGCATCGAGCTTCCGCCATCGAGGTTAAAATCTTCATGCTGGTTTTCGCGCCGAATTCCGATTTACCGGAACGGTTGCCGCCGGAGATCAGGACGCATTTGACGGCGTGCTCGAATTTCAGATAGGCGCGCATCGCAGCCGCCCACGACTCATCCACGAACGGCATGCCCAGCAAGGCGTAGACCACACGCCAGATCGGCGGCTCCCACCCGGCCTGAAGCGGATTCTCTTTCTCGGCGCGGATGATCTCGTCGCGCCGCTTATGCGCCGCCAACCACTCGCACTCCGCCATCGCCGGATCCTGCTTGCTCCGCAGGATCGCGGCGGCGTCCGGCACCGGCAACAGCGGATGCACTTCTGGTCTCCAGTCATTCATGGTCTAAGGTGAGGAGGTCCGAGAGAGCGCGCCACTGCGCCGCGAGTACCTGATAACTATCGCCGTTGCTCAGATTTTTGACCGTCCAGTAGGTCACCATGTCGGTTTCAAACCCCACGAATCCCACAGGCAGGATAACGTGGCGCGCCGGCAGAGACCCTGACGCGGGAACGCAAAATGCTACGTGCGAACTCATCGCGCCACCGCCAACCCAAGATGCAGGTGTTCTTTGAGTTCAAACGGAAGCTCCGCACACACAAACCCAGCCGCGCCCTCATGCCCGCCGCCACCACGCGCCTTGCAAACGATCGAGATGTCTATGCCCGGCTTGTCGCAGTAGAGCGAGACGCTCCACGACCCATTAGCTCGCCAGGAAAACGCCAACATCACGTCGTGCCGCGCCGGGTCA